CAAATGGCATCATGCGGTTATGACAATGACTTCAAGTGTTAAGAATCTATATTTAGATGGTGTATTAATTGATTCTTCAGCCGCTACTAACAGAGGTACATTTCCAAATGATTTTCATATAGGAACTTGGCCTGATGATGCTTATAACGGATATTATTATAAAGGAGCAATTGGACAAGTACGTATATATACAGCAATATTAACACAGGCACAAATTAGAGCTAACTATGATGCTACAAGAACATTATATCAAGGCGTTGGCACAACAGCTAATGTATTACAAACAGGTTTACTTAATAATATAGATGTAGATTCATTTAGCTCATATGATTCATCTAAATTTGGAGCAGATAATAAAGTTGCTGTATTCCCAGGTGGTAATGCAGGTGGGTCAGATAATGGTACTGGAATTAATTTACCTGCAAATGTAGATGATCCAATGCGTACTGCTAGTGCTTTTGCTATATCTGTATGGTATAAGCATGATAACCAAACTAATAATCATGGGGGGAAACTAGTTTCTCTTTTAAACAATATTTATAATTTTATTAATGTTAATGCAAATGGGACTTGGTATGGAAGAGTTGCTAATTCCTCTAATACAAGTACTGAAATTTCTGGTTTAGAAACATTATCAGTAGGCACATGGTATCATATAGTTTGGACAGGTAACGCTGCTAACGGTGTTACTTTATATTGTAATGGTGTTAAACAGGGTAATGGTGCTTGGAATGGAACATTTATGAATTACTCAAGCTCTTATTATCAGCATAATAAAATTGGCCATCAGGGATTTGAAGTAGGCTATTTAAAAGGATCTATAGATATGGTTAGATTCTATAATAGAGAAGTTACAAATGCTGAAGTAAAAACATTATTTCACGAAACTTCTGCTACAACTAGTACATTAAATACATTAGGAGATACTAGTTGTTATGCAGCATATAACTTTAATAGTGATAGCGGAACAACTATTAATGATTTGTCGGACAATTATGATGGAACCTCTTTTGGTAGTTTATCTCTTGCAACAGATGCAGAAGTAACAGGCTGGATGGTAAAAGATCTAACTTCAAATAAAAACGATTTAGGGGGATTTTATAATGCAACAATAAGTAAAGCAAATTCGTGGGGGAGAAGTATTAAATATGATGGTACAGGAGATTTTGTAAATTTACCTGTAGGTTTAGGTAGAACAGCAACGCAAGATGTAACAAGAGAACTATGGGTTAAAATAGATGATTATCCTGGATCTGGTAGTACCGACGGTCTTCTATATATAGGGGATATGAGTGCTAACCAATATTATGAAAATTTAAGAGTTACAAATACTGGTACTATAGATTATCAAGAAAGACCAACCAATTCAAGTGGAGGCTCTGATTTTATACTTAGCACCAGTTCTTATGCGGGCACTTTATCAGTAGGGGCTTGGTATCATGTTGCTTATACTTCACGGGGTAGGCTTAAAAAAATATATATAAACGGAAAGCTTGTAGCAGCTAAAACAGCTAGTAATGATAGGCCAAACAACTCTACTTATGGAGGATCACTTGGTTCTTTTAGAGGCAGTACTGTAGCAACTTTCCAAGGTGAAATAGCACAATTTAGATCTTACACAAGCGCATTAACAGACACACAAATAAAAGCTAATTATGATGCTACAAAAGCACAGTTCTATTCAGCTTTAATGCACAGCTCAGTTTCTGTAAACGAAAAAGCAGGATTTAGTATTGCAAAACATAAAGGCGATGGGGTATTATCTTCAAGAATAACGCATGGCTTATCTTCACAACCTGATTTTCTTGTTGTAAAAAACCTAGATACTGCAAGCACTAAGTGGGCAACATGGCTAAGTGTATTTGATTCCCCATCACAATCTGCATTTTTAAATGATCCTTATCATTCAACAAAATATCCAAATAGATTTACTAATGTAAGCGAAACTACGTTTCAAGCTGGCAACGAAGGTAGCGGCACCACTGCCTCTTCAGAAGTAAATAAAGATGGTAGTGAGATGATAGTTTATGCTTGGAAGAGCATACCCGGTTATAGTAAAATAGGCCGGTATAAAGGAACAGGTTCTTCCGGCCATTCTATAGAAATAGGATTTCAACCTTCATGGGTAATGATAAAAAATATTACAAATACGGGCAGTACAGGGTGGGTTATTTTAGATGCGGCAAGAGATAGTATTAATGATAATGGAAACGCTATATTTGCATCATCTCACATATCTGAATGGGGAGCAAGCAATACAACTATAAACATAGATTTCACGCCTACAGGGTTTGAAATACAAAATAGTTATGTAGTTGTAAACGGTAGTAGTGATTCATACATCTATATGGCATTTGCATAACAGGTTAAATACGTAATAATTAATTGTATTTTATTAACTTAAATTTTATATAATGAGTAAACAAATTAAAAAAGAAGAACTGGATACGTTACAAAAAATTGTAACAACAATTCAAACATTACAATCTCAAATAGGCAAAGTTGAAACGCAAAAACATGTATTGCTACATCAATATGATGCCGTTGGGCAAAAGCTTAATGAGTTTAAATTAAAACTAAAAGAAGCATACGGTGATATAGATATAGACTTTAAAACCGGTGAATATACTAAAATTAAAAACAATGAATCTAATAAGGAAAATTAGTATTGGCAGAGATTATAAAAATGATGCTATGCACTATAGCCTAGACCAAGAAGTATTTGGGGGGCATAAGATTGTAGAAATATTAGAAGAAGACGAAAGCTATAATATATACATTGAGAAAAACGAAGAGGTGTTGCCTTGGAAAACTTTTAATAAGAATATGGCTATAGCAATAGAATATAATTTACAATATTAATGAGGCACTTACATGCTTATATGGTAACACCTATAAACGGTAGATATACTAATAATAAAAAAATAGGTGAAAAACAATTAATATTAAATACAACTATTGAAAATCATAAGTTTATTAATAGGAAAGGTATTATAAAAGAAACGCCTATAAATAATTCAATACTTAAAAAAGGTGATGAAGTTATAGTACATCACAATACATTTAGAAGATTTTATAATGTTAGGGGCCAAGCAAAAGATAGCAGTAATTATTTCGATAATAATAATTTTTTTGTTTATATAGATCAAATATTTTTATATAAAAGAAATAATAAATGGCTAACACCACCTGGTTATTGTTTTGTAAAACCTTTAAAAAATAATAATTTATTATCAGAAGCTAAAGAAAACCCACTCACAGGCGTTTTAAAGTACCTAGGGGACGATTTAAAGAGCTTTAATTTAAATAATGAAGATATAGTTGGTTTTACTCCAAACAGTGAATATGAGTTCTTAATTGACGAGGAAAGATTATATCGAATACCTATAAATTCAATATCAATTAAATATGAAAGAGCAGGAACTGAAGTCGAATATAATCCAAGCTGGTTATAAAGCTGTAAAAGAGCTAATAAGAGTAGCGGAAGAGCAAATAATAATGGATGATCCTGATGAGGATTTAGCGGCTGACAGATTAAAAAACGCTGCAGCAACCAAAAAGTTAGCAATATTTGATGCATTTGAAATACTTAACCGTATTGAAAATGAAAAAAATATAATGCAAGATACTCCTACAAAAGAAAAAGAAAGTTTTGGTGGGTTTGCTGAAAAAAGATCTAGGTAATGTACGAACAAACATTAATAAAGACTGTTTATCCTATCAAAAAAAATATTATTAAAAAAAATAATAGATATAAAAAGTGGGTATACGGTTACAATAAGGAATACGATGTAGTTGTTATAAGCAAGGATGGAACTATAGGTGATATTGTAGAAATTCAAAATTTGTGTATAGCATTACCTTCTGTAAGCAAATTAAGCAAAGTAAACAATAAGTGGACAGCAATAGATCTTCCTAAAGAGTTTAAAAATTTAAAAACTATATTTGATTGGGAAACATATCCTGAACAATTTAAAAACAAATGGTATCCTTACATAGATGAAGAATTTGAAAGAAGGGAAAAAGGCTATTGGTTTAATAATAACGGCGAGCCTACTTATATTACAGGGACTCACTATATGTATTTGCAATGGTCAAAAATTGACGTTGGAAGACCAGATTATAGAGAAGCCAACAGGATATTTTATATATTCTGGGAAGCTTGCAAAGCCGATCATAGATCATATGGAATATGCTATCTCAAAAATAGACGGTCTGGATTTTCTTTCATGGCCTCGAACGAGACAGTTAACCAAGCTACAATATCTAAAGACGCTAGATTCGGTATACTATCAAAGAGTGGAGCAGACGCAAAAAAAATGTTTACAGATAAAGTCGTACCCATATCAGTCAATTATCCGTTCTTTTTCAAACCAATACAAGACGGGATGGATAGACCTAAAACAGAACTTGCTTATAGAGTACCAGCGGCCAAGTTTACAAGAAACAGCCTCAGGTCTACCTTGGGGGATAACAATGAGTTGCCGGAGGGACTGGATACAACCATTGATTGGAAAAACACAGGTGACAACTCTTATGATGGGGAAAAGCTTCGTCTTTTAGTTCACGATGAAAGTGGTAAATGGGAAAGACCAGATAATATATTGAATAATTGGCGTGTTACAAAAACAACATTAAGATTAGGTAGCAGAATTATAGGCAAATGTATGATGGGATCAACATCAAATTCGCTAGATAAAGGAGGCGATAATTTTAAAAGACTTTATGATGATTCAGACGTTACCAAAAGAAATAAAAATGGCCAGACTAGCTCAGGATTGTATTCTTTGTTCATACCTATGGAATGGAATTACGAAGGATACATTAATTCTTATGGATACCCTGTATTCGATACGCCAAAAATACCCGAACCTGGTGCAGATGGATTACCAATTGAAACGGGGGTCATAGACTTTTGGCAAAATGAAGTTGAAGGATTAAAAAATGATTCTGACGGTTTAAACGAATATTATAGACAATTTCCAAGAACTGAGGAGCATGCTTTTAGAGATGAAGCCAAAAATAGTATTTTCAATTTAAGTAAAATATATGAGCAAATTGATTATAACGAAGACTTAGAAAGAAAAGGATTTATTACAAAAGGAAGTTTTCTTTGGGAAAATGGTGTTAAAGACACTAAAGTAATGTTTGCTCCAAATAAAAACGGAAGATTTTTAGTTTCATGGACACCTGATAAAAAGCTGGAAAATAATGTAATAACTAAAAACGGAATTAAACACCCTGGTAATGAGCACATTGGCGCATTTGGTTGTGACTCATATGATATATCAGGTACAACCGATGGGCAAGGATCTAAAGGTTCTTTGCACGGGTTAACAAAATTTAGTATGGAGGATGCACCTCCAAATACATTTTTTTTAGAATATATAGCTAGACCACAAACCGCTGAAATGTTTTTTGAAGATGTATTAATGGCATTAGTATATTATGGAATGCCAATGTTAGCTGAAAATAACAAACCTAGACTTTTATATTATTTAAAACGAAGAGGTTATAGAGGGTTTGCAATGAATAGGCCAGATAAAGTTTGGAATAAACTATCAGTTGCAGAAAGAGAAGTTGGCGGAATACCTAACTCTTCTGAAGATATTAAACAAGTGCATGCGGCGGCAATTGAAACATATATACAAAAACACGTAGGTATGAATGATGATGGGTTTGGAAATATATATTTTAATACAACGCTAAATGATTGGGCTAAATTTGATATAAATAAAAGAACTAAGTTTGATGCTACTATAAGTTCAGGCTTAGCTATCATGGCATGTAATAGACATTTATATCACCCCCGCCCAAAATATGAAAAAAAAGGGTTAGATTTGAAGTTATCAAGATTTAATAATAAAGGAATGCAGTCGCAAATAATACAATAGCATGGCAGAAACAATACTAAAAAGTTCATTTCCTAGTCAAATAGCCTCTGATGTTGAGAAGGCTAGCCTAGAGTACGGTTTAAAAGTTGCCCGTGCTATAGAACACGAATGGTTTAAAAGGGACAGCGGTGCAACAAGATTTTTTTCTAATAGAGATGAATATCATAGACTTAGACTATATGCAAGAGGAGAACAATCAGTAAAAAAATATAAAGATGAATTGTCTATTAATGGTGATTTATCATATTTAAATTTAGATTGGAAGCCTGTACCTATAATACCTAAGTTTGTTGATATAGTCGTGAATGGCATGTCTGACAGATTATATGATATAAAAGCTTTTTCACAAGATCCTTCGTCTATAAAACAAAGAACTGATTATGTAGAAGCTATTATTGCTGACATGAAAACTAAAGAAATTTCTGATGAAATCGAACAAAAGTTAGGAATAAATGTATACAATACAAAAAAAGATAATTTACCTGAAAATGAAGATGAATTATCTTTGCACATGCAATTAGAATATAAACAATCTATTGAAATTGCAGAAGAACAAGCAATTAATACTATATTTAATTCTAATAATTATGATTTAACACAAAGAAGAATTAATTATGATTTAGCCGTTATAGGTATTGGTGCTTTAAAAAATGAGTTTAATACCGCGGAAGGTATAAAATTAAAATATGTTGATCCTGCGGATTTAGTTTATTCTTATACTCACTCCCCTTATTTTGATGACGTATATTATATAGGAGAAGTAAGATCCGTAACTATAAATGAACTGAAACAACAATTTCCAGAATTAACAGATGAGGAATTAAAAAATATTTCTCAACAAGGTGTGCAGACCGCGGCTTCACATAATAGATATGTAAATGAAGACTCAGTCTTAGACGCTAATACAATACAGATTTTATATTTTAATTATAAAACATATAACAATCAAGTATTTAAAATAAAGAAAACAGCAACGGGTGCTGATAAAGCAATACCAAAAAATGATCAGTTTAATCCTCCGGCTGATAGTGATTTATTTACAAAACAATCAAGATCTTTAGAGGTTGTATATGATGGTGCATTCGTTTTAGGTACAAAAAAAATGCTTAAATGGGAAATTGCTAAAAATATGGTAAGGCCTAAAAGTGATACTACAAAAGTAATGATGAATTATAATATAGTAGCACCTAGAATATATAAAGGAAGAATAGAATCTTTAGTCAGCAGAATTACAGGTTTTGCTGATATGATTCAACTTACACATTTAAAGTTACAGCAAGTTATGGCAAGAATGATTCCAGACGGGGTTTATTTAGATGCCGATGGCCTTGCTGAAATAGATTTGGGTAATGGCACAAATTACAATCCTCAAGAAGCATTAAATATGTTTTTTCAAACAGGTTCTGTAATTGGAAGATCTATGACGCAAGAGGGAGATATGAATCCAGGTAAAGTGCCTATTCAAGAGCTTACATCAAATGGAGGCAATAATAAAATAGGTTCTCTTATAAATACTTATAATTATTATTTACAAATGATAAGGGATGTAACTGGCTTAAATGAAGCAAGAGATGGATCATTACCCGATAAAAATGCATTAGTTGGGGTGCAAAAATTAGCAGCAGCAAATTCTAATACGGCAACAAGGCACATATTACAATCAAGTTTATATCTCGTTGCTAAAACAGCTGAAGCTATAAGTTTAAGAATATCTGATGTGTTAGAGTTTTCTCCTACAAGAGAAGCATTTATTTCTAGCATTGGAAGATTTAATGTTTCAACATTAGATGATATTAAAAATATGCATTTACATGATTTTGGTATTTTTATTGAATTATCGCCAGATGAAGAAGAAAAACAAAAACTTGAAAATAATATACAACAGGCTTTAGCTAAAGATCAAATATATTTAGAAGATGCTATTGATATTAGGGAAATTAAAAATATAAAATTAGCTAATCAGCTTTTAAAAGTAAGAAGAAAAAAGAAAATAGATTTAGATCAAAAACAACAACAGCAAAATATTCAAGCGCAAGCTAATGCAAATTCTCAAAATACACAAGTTGCTGCTCAAATGGAAATACAAAAAAATGAAGCTATTAATGCACAAAAATCTCAATTAGCTCAAGTTGAAGCAGAATTAGAAATAAAAAAATTAGCGCAAGAAAAAGAATACAAAAAAGAATTAATGAAATTTGAGTTTGATCTTAATATGGCTTTAAAACAACAAGAAACAGAAATATATAAAAACAAGGAAGGTTTTAAAGAAGATAGAAAAGATGAAAGAACAAGAATACAAGCTAGCCAACAGTCTCAGTTAATAGAACAAAGAAAAGACAAAAAAGGTGAGCAAAAATTTGAATCTGCTGGTAACGATACCATGGGGAGCGGATTTAACTTAGAACAATTTGAACCCCGATAATAACTTTTAATAATTATATAATATTTTATCATGGCAGAAGAAACAAAAGAGGCTGTGCAAGAAGAAACAGTTGATAAAACTGAAAATCAAGCACAAACTAAAACAAAAGAAAAAAATGAAGAGCCCGCTCCGTACAAAACACCGGTTGATGAAGACGGAACATTAAAATTAGATTTACGTAAATTTAAACAAGAAGAAGATGCCGTTAAAGAGCAAAGCACAGATGAGGTACCTGTACGCAACGAATCCGAAGCTGGCGGAAACGTACAAGAACAAAACATCGAAACAACAGATGAAAAACCTTCCGGAGAAAGCAACACCGATAACAATGCGGGTGAAGTACTAGAGCTTGTAAACGAGGAAGAAGAAGCTACATTGGCAGATAAAATAAAAGATATTCCCAATAAGCTTAAAGAAAAATCGGAAGACGTAAATAATATACAAGAGCCACAACCTGAATTACCTGAAAATATTGACAAATTAGTTGATTTTATGAAAGAAACAGGTGGAACTCTTGAAGATTATGTAAATCTTAATAAAGATTATGCGGATATGGAAGATATGCAAATACTAAGAGAGCATTATCGCCAAACTAAGCCGCACTTAACAGAAGAAGAAATAAGTTTTTTAATTGATGACTCTTTTTCTTATGATGAAGAATCAGATGAAGAAAGAGATGTTAAAAGAAAAAAACTTGCTTTAAAAGAATCAATTGCCGAGGCTAAATCAACTCTTACTAATTTAAAGAGTAAGTACTACGACGAACTTAAGTTAAGTTCTAAGTTGTCTCATGAACAGAAAGAAGCGGTTCAGTTTTACGACAATTATAAACAGACGCAAGAAACATCTAAACAACAGCGGTCTATATTTGAACAAAAAACAAGTGATTTGTTTTCTGAAAATTTCAAAGGTTTTGAATATAAAGTAGGCGAAAACAAATATAGATTTAAAGTCAAAGATGTTAATAATGTAAAAGAAAACCAATCCGACATTAATTCATTAGTTAGCAGGTTTGTTGACAAAAACAATAATATGAAAGATGCCGGCGGTTATCATAAAGCATTATTTACAGCTATGAATGCTGATGCTATTGCAAATCATTTTTATGAACAAGGTAAAGCCGATGCTGTTAAAAGCACTATGGCTCAATCTAAAAACATAGATATGAACCCAAGGGGCACACATGAAAATGTAACTACCCAAGCGGGTATGCAAGTTAAAGCAGTAAGTGGCGATGATTTTGAACGTCTACGAATTAAACTTAGAAAATAACTTTAAAAATTTAAAAAAATGGGATTATTTAGTACGGGTGGATCGTTTCCAGCAGGATTAACGCCTACCCCAACAAAAACGTTGTTTGGTAATAACTACCTAACATTTGACTCTGCTTCTGGTGGAGGAACATTTACACAACAATTTCTACCCGATGTATACGAAAAAGAAGTTGAAAGATATGGAAACAGATCCGTAGCTTCTTTCTTACGTATGGTTGGTGCTGAAATTCCTTCCGCTTCGGATCAAATTATTTGGTCAGAACAAGGAAGATTGCACATTGCTTATAATGCAGCATCTGCTAATACTACTTCTGGCGTTGTTACTGAAAACGGACACGCTGTAAGAGTTGGCCAAACTGTTGCACTTATTGAAGCTGGAACTCACCCTAACGACGGTGTTACTTGGACTGCTGATAAAGTGGTTAAAGGAGTTGTTTCTGCTGTAGCTACTAACACATTTACTGTTAAAGCTTACGGTGGGTCTACACTTACTGCAGCTGGACTTACTTCAGGTTCGTCTGTAACTGTTAAGGTGTTTGTATACGGTTCTGAATTTGCTAAAGGAACTGCAGGTATGGCTGGTTCTGTTGATGCTGGTTTCCAAAAATTCTCTAATTCGCCTATCATTATCAAAGATAAATATTCTATCTCTGGTTCTGATACTGCGCAAATTGGCTGGGTTGAGGTTACTACTGAAAACGGGGCATCTGGTTACCTATGGTATCTAAAATCAGAGCATGAAACAAGACTTAGATTTGAAGATTATCTTGAAATGGCTATGGTAGAAGGTGAACTTGCTGCTTCTGGGTCTGGCGCTATAGGCGATGGATTCAAAGGTACTGAAGGTATGTTTGCTGCTATTGAGTCAAGAGGGAATATTTATCAAAACTTTAATTCAGGAGAAAATGCACTAGACAACTCTGACGGTGCTGCAAGATCTGGACTACAAGACTTTGATGAAATTCTTAAGAATTTAGATAAGCAAGGTGCTATTGAAGAAAACATGCTTTTCCTTAATAGAGCTACTGCACTTACCTTTGATGATATGCTAGGGGCTGTAAACGCTCATTATAATGGAGGTACTTCTTTTGGAGTATTTAACAATAGTGAGGATATGGCACTTAATCTTGGATTTAGTGGTTTCAGAAGAGGTTCTTATGATTTTTATAAGACTGACTGGAAATATTTAAATGATGCTACAACAAGAGGGCTTGGTGGAAATATCGACGGTGTACTTGTACCTGCTGGAACTTCAACAGTGTACGATCAATCGCTTGGTAAAAACATCAAAAGACCATTCTTGCACGTAAGGTATAGAGCTTCTGAAGCTGATGATAGAAAAATGAAATCTTGGATCACTGGATCTGTAGGTGGAGTTTATACTTCTGACGTTGATGAAATGAATGTACACTTCTTGTCTGAAAGATGTTTGTGTGTTCAAGGAGCTAATAACTTCGTATTATTTAAAACTGCCTCTCAGGTAGCTTAATTTTGAAGTAAAGATAAGGGGCATTCTTTTTGAGTGCTCCTTCCTTTACATTTTATTAATTATATTATATTATATTATGGCAACAAAACAAAAAGCAACCACTAAAAAATGGGTTGTAAAAGATAGAACATATGCGTTATTAGGCAATAAGACGCCTTTAACACTTACCTTAGCATCAAAACATCACGGAAGAACACCTCTTATGTGGTTTGATGAAGAAAAAGGATATTCAAGAGAACTAAGATATGCTATTA